CCTTGCAGCTGCTTCTATGTCCTTGTCAAATCCCTTAGCTGCCTCCGGATTCTCTAGCTCAACGAATGCCTTTTCAATATTTGCACTGCCACCACCGATGCTGCCTCCGTGTGCTTCAGCTGCAGCGCCCATGGCTAGCATGCTAAGTTCACTTCTGTCAATTTCTGCTCTGAGACCAGATTCGCCAGCATTTCTTATCACAGAATCGACAGCTTTATTGAAGCTGTTGTGATCAGTTATCTTACCGTCTTTGGCCATCTGCTTGAGATCATGTACCATGTCGTCCATGGTCTTGTGATGCTGAGGATCAGCTATTGGTGCATGGGTGCTGGTGTTGGCCATCATCATGTGACCAAGCTGTCCAACTGCGCTAGCTGCTAGGCCGCCTATGGCACCCGCAGCCAAGCCCATTGCAGCGCCCTTGGCACCTGCTTTAGCAGCGCTCTTCCAATCTTGACCTGACATCTTAGCTCTAGCAATGCTGGCTAAGCCACCTGCAACTGCACCTGCTGCTTGTGGGCTAGCAGTGGTCATTAGCACAGCTGCACCAGCAGCACCAGATATGGCGGTCAATGCTAGCGATTGTAGATCTGGATTCTTTACTGCAGTTTGTGCGAGTTTCAACAGTTCTTTCTTGGCAGCAGCATCCTTGATTGACGACAACGCAGTCTTTATCTTTGCGCCAAACCCTTTGACAGGCGTGCTTTGCTTGGCATCCGGGATCTTATCATAGAATTGATGTTGCAACTTCTCTGGAACGATATCCCCAAGGCTAACGGCTTTTGGTAAACCACTTGGTTTCATCGCCCCAAAATCAGCCATTATCTTTTCGTAGGTGGCCGGATCAATAGCTTTTGCTTCTGCTAACCTGCTCTCATCAAGTTTCCGGGTCAGCCATGCGCCATATGGCTTGAGAAAGCTGTCGCGCATCTCCGTGAGCTGCCGCTTGGTCCGTGCATCGGTATCATATACCAGGGATTCAAAAAGTTCGTCTCGGAATTCAAAAGCTTTCATGCTACACCTGATAATTGTCTCAATGCCTGTTGGGCTGACGCTATGCGATTATATGAAACCTGCGCGTTATTTTGCGGTGCAGCTGTTGCAGCTGGTGCAGCGGCTCCTGCGGGTTGACCTGCTGTGCCACCGGCAGCTGCTGTGGTTGCAGTTTGTCCCGGTGCTGCTTGTCCTGCAGCAGCACGTTGCTGTGGCTGTTGTGCTGGTTGATCGGTCTTATCTCCCAGCTTTTCTATCTCCATCTTTCGCACGGCTGCCACGCCTATCAGCTTGTCAACTAGCATGTCAGCGACAGCGCCGTCTTCGATACCCCAAACGCTCTTTATGGTTGCATCATCATTGGCTAGATCAGCAGCTGAAATATCAACTGGCTTGATACCCGTACCTAGCTTGGTTTTCATGGATTTCAGTATGCGATTTATCTCAGCATCTGACAGCTTCATCTTGCGCATGTAGAGATACAAGGCTTTGGTGGGCAATTGATTCATCGTGGCTTTGGTGATAGCCTTACCTTCAGCATCTTGATATCGTCCAGCCAACTTAGATATCTCTAAGATGAACGCATTTACATATCGCTGCATCTCCTTGGCGCCGCCAGCAAGTTCAGTATCTTTGGTGGGCATTAGGCCAGTCAACCATTTCTGTATCGGCTGCCAAAATTCTTCTAGGTTTTCCTTGGAATAGTCTTGTGCCCTCATGGTTGATTCACCTTCAGCTCTTTGATCTTGCGCAGGAACTTGCGCTGATCTTCGCTCATTATGCTGCGATGCAGGCGCTTAATTAGATCCTGTGCATCTTCGTCGCTGTAATTTTCTCGTATCAGCTGAACAAGGTTTATAGCACTAGCAATCACGTGGCTTGCTCGGCTCTCTATCACGGTGTGCTTGCTCTTGGCAGGGACGAACTTGTCAAGTTCGTCAATGAAGCTGTTCATTTTATCAGCCATGGTGATCCTCATGCTAGGTTCATTATTTAGTTAGAGCATGCTACCCGATAAATACCTTTTATAAAACATCCGGAGCCTACCATGAACATCACACTGCAATCAGATGCTATGCGCGAATTGATGCGCCGCCTTGCTGAGGCAGAAGGTGGCATACTAGGTAATGACGATGCGGCAGCTCCTGCAGATCCAGAAGCGCCAGCAGAGGAACCAGCTGCACCAGAAGCAGCTGCCCCCGAAGCAGGGACAGAAGATCAACCTCAAGATGATGCAGATATTGAAAAGGTCATGACCGAGCCCAGAGATACATCTAGCGAGAAGTTTAGTCTCGGTTCGCTGGCAGATGATCTAGGACTGCAGAATGCTCAGCTGTTCAAGACTGCTTTCAATCAACTGCGCAGCGGCACAGAGCCAACTGATCCAGATCAACTGAAAGAGTTGGCTGCTGCATTTACCAAGCTGATGAGCACGGATACCAGCAATGCGCAGAAGGTAGTCAATCGCCTGCGCCAGATCTACAAGAAACCTCTGCCTAACGCCTGATCAAGCTGGTCAAACTACTTAACTGTCCAAGACTCTTGCTGATATCAACTGCTGGTCGTGCTGCAGCTGGCGTGTCTGACATGCCCTTAGGCGGTGGATTGAGATTCTTCCTGCGCAGATCATTGAACACGTCCGCACCGGCTCCGCCGCCCTGTAGCATGCTCTGCTGTTCTTCATCCAAGTCAAAAATCTTCAGCGTGTTCTGATCAAAGCCCAGATAGACTTTGCTGCCAACACCGCTAGAACTGCGTGTTTTTAGAAACTGTATCTGATACTGTCCGCGCTCTTTCATTGCTGCGCTGGCAAAGATGGATATCACGTTATCAGCTGTCTGGATCTTGGAGATACCACCACTGATCATGCTGTGATCATGTTCCTGCTCCTGCGTGGCACTTCTGTTCAACTGACTGGCTGTCACACAGACCATGTTGCGTTCCACTGCCAATCCGCGCAGCTCTTCTGTAACAAACTTGTCCTTGATGAACAGGTCGCTGGGATTGATCTTCTTGTTGTTGGGATAAAGCAGATCCAAATAATCCACCACTATCACATCACAGCGCTTCTGCGTCTCGATCTCATAGTTCTTGAGATAGGCTTTGATATCGTTCACAGTGCTGCCCTGTGGCAGCTGTCGCACATGCAGCAATCCGCTCTTGCGCTGTGCTGCCTTGACCTTGAGCTCAACCGTGTCTAGGTTGCGAAAGATCTCCTTGCTGCCAACTTCAGTGAGCATGCTATCCATGCGCATGGAGGTTAACTCTTCACTGAGTTCCAGCGTGATGTAAACCACGTTAAGCCCTTGCTTGACCATATTGAGACTCATGTTCTGTAAGAACAAACTCTTGCCAACGCCAGAACCTGCACACCAGATGGTTATCTCGCCTCTGTTGATGCCACCATAGAGCTTGTCATCCACGCTCTTCCAACCAGTGGTACACTGCCCGTTCTTGTCCTTGATCTTCAGCAACCTAGCACGCGGATCTTCAAAATAATCGGTACCGAGATCGCTCTGCAGGCTGACCAGTATGGCTTCTCTGACCAGCTTCTCTACCTCGCCATAGTTGCCTTTGTCTATGAGATCAGCACTGGCCAGCACCGCATCTGCCAGTGCGCGATTCTTACAGAACTCTTCGATCTCATCCAAGAATGCGTCTTCATGTCCTGGGCTGATGTCACCAATGTGAGCAAAGTCCAGACCAGTCTCAGCATTGACCTGTTCGATCTTGGGCAGCACACGATATTCTTCAGCATGCTTGACCATGTAGCGCACAGCCGGCCGCAGCTTGTTGACAAAGTACTTGGGATTGATGATGTTCACGCAGCGCGTGAAGATGTCTTCGCTGCTCAGCAACACACTGATCAGCAGCTTCTGTTTGTCCTCGTTGTAGTCCTTGACTGTGTCTTTTTCATCATTGCCAAATCTATCTGCCATTTACGTCCATCCTCACAATGTCTTCTTCCACACAGTCCAATCCATACTGTATCTCTATCATGCGCAGTTCTTGGTCGCTGTCGTTACAAAGCTGATGCCAAGAATCTCTATGTATCCACAGATGCTGATGCCTGCCAAACACACCCAGCAGTTCTGTACTGCTGCTGTCATCGATGCTATACACAGTAGCTTGACCGTGCGCTACGAACCAAAGCTCAGATCGCAGAGCGTGCTTCTGCATGCTGAGACGCTTACCAGGTTCAACGACCAGTTCCTTGAGCTTGACTTCGCAGCCGTCAGTGTGCAGAACCGTGTAGTGTCCCCATGTTCTGTCAACCTTCATCTAAACATCTTCCTCTTGGTACCAATCTGCAGTGCGCTGTTGGTGCGGCTGTTTATTATTGTATGCAAGGTAAACAATTTTCCATACCTACAACTGGCATCTGCGGCATCTTTCACATCATCTTCCCAGTCTGGAAAGCTCACGCTCCAACCCTGCTCCAATGCTATGTCTATCAGCCCTTGGTTGTTCCTCTGCCTATCTGGCAGCAGTATGATCTCCCTGTCTGTGCTGTTGAGCCAACTCAGCTGCTGCCTGCTCAATCTGCTGCCCAGTGCTGCCACACCGTCAATGGCGATGGCATCAAACGGACCTTCAACCAGTATGATGTATTTACGGTTGCCTTTAGTGATGGCATCGCAGTTGAACAGATAACCAGTCTGCAGATCGCTGTTGTAGTATCGCGGAACATCCTTGGGAGGAGTGCCGGCATATCTAGCAGTCCAACCAACTATCTTGTCACGATAATAGAATGGTATGATGATGCGTTGATCCAAGTTCCACTTGGTGCTAGGACTCCAATGATAGTCCCAGCTGTCAGCTACAGCATCTCCGCGACTTGACAGGTATTCCATGGTGCTGACAAATTGCGGAGCTATCTCGTCATCTTCCATTATAGCTTCAATTGGGCGTGCACCTTCTGGCAAGCTCACTTCCTTGAAATCTCGCAAGAAGTCTAGATCATCATGGCTAGGCAGTGCTGTGACTCCGGCCAGCTTGTTCTGCAGCACTTCCAGCTTGATCTTGCGTATGTCATCGGTTGGCACACCCAACCAGTCCATGAGGTTCTCGAAGTTCCTGCTGATGTTGACGTTGTCAAACACAGTCTTGAAACCGCAGTTGTAGCAGTTGTAGGCAATGTGTCCATCTGGCAGTATCAGCATGTTACCGCGCATGCGCGTGTCGCGGCTCTGCCCTCTGTGCGTGCAGCAGGGCGCGTTGAACATCAACCATCCGCGCGGACTGTTCCTACGCTTCTGCGGGATGTATTCGGCGATCAGTTGATGAATCAAGGCCATGCTTGATTATAGCATCGCGCTCAGTTCTTGTATAGCACAGAGATGAATTGACCGTCGTTGACAACCAGCTGTGCAACTTCATTCAGCGTGATTGGATAATATTCGCCGCTGCTGCCAACCAATCCGCTCCATATTGGTATGTAACCAAACCTCACCCAATAGGCGTTGAGCACGAAGTTGAACAGCGTTGGACCAGGTCCTTGGTTGTTGCTAGAGTCAAAGGTGTACATGGGATCCGGACCAGGTTGCAACGGCACGAAGAACCATTCACTAGGCAGCGGGTTATTGTTGCTCAAGCTGGCCTGTATCCAAAACTTACCGAGGAATCGCTTTTGATTCACTGCTACTGTGTGCATGCCGTTGGCACGCTGTGTCTGCGCATCGCCAGGATAGCTGCCAGTGACAAACATGATGTCATCGTTGTTGCCTATGGGTGTCTGAGTGAACTGCGCTGCAAATATCTCTGTGGCAGGACTGAAGGTCCTTAGCACGCCATCAAACAGCTCAAACGTTCCAACACCGCTTTGATTAACGTCAGTGTAGAACAGCTGTCCTATGTTGTTTACGTCAAAGCTCTGTATGCTGTAGTTGTAATAACCAGGATCAAGATCTTCTGTCTCGCCAGGGTCAAGTATCAGTCTCGCCTTGCCCTGTATGGCCACAGTGATGTCAACCCTCTTGGTCAATACCACGTCGCCGGTAAGCACGTTCATTATGGTTGCTTGCAGGTTCAATCCAACCAAGTTGATGGGCCTGCGCTCATTATTACGGATCACGAAATCTATGGTGTTGGTAACGCCCTTGTATAGCTTGGTATCATATATGGTCATAGGCCAATTCACCAGTTCCGGGTTTGCATCGAACTGCAGGAGTTGCACGTATTCCTTGAAGCTGTATAGGAAGACTGTTGGCATCTGTTCCTGACATTTTGTTCCATCAACACTTAGAGTATTTATAAATACCCCCACACGCAATCAGGAACAATATGTCAGATACCAAGCAGGTGCTACAGGAAAAGTTTCCATTCCTCACCATTATAAGCCATTTAGATCGAGAATATCTTGGCATAGTGCAGCATGCTGATGCAGCCTTCGTGCACATCTACGTGATGGATAACACGTTCTCTGATGAGATGAAGAGGGAGTTCCTAGCTTGCGGCGACACCTGGTGGTGGGAAAGCAACCGTCAGATTCCAATCAACATGTTCGTGCGCGATCGCTTCATGATATTCAAGAGATATCTGAGGATCTTTAGCATGAAAGAAACTGAGATCCTACAAGGTCCTGTGGTGAACCTCAAGGATCTCATGAACAAGCGCGTGAAGCGCAGGACCATACAGCTGGTCAAGCACGCTTAATCACCAAGCGTTTCTACCGTTACCCTAGCCCGGATGGTACCGTCCTTATTGACATGGACTTTGAGAGGCTTGTTGGCTGCCTTGCGTGCCTTGGCGTCGGCCTTTTCCTTGTCCTCGCTCCACTTCTCAAACTCGTTGTGGCTAAAGGCAAACATGGTGGCATCGCCAGCATCTGCGATACGAACGAAGCTGAAATATTGAGGATCTCGACCTTCTTCTCGCTCCACTTCCGTCCACACGTTTACTTCACCGGTGAGATTCTCCAGCGTGGCCCAGATCGTGGCAATCAGCTCAGGTGTGGCCTTGGGATTGCGGAAGAGATATCCTTTCTTCAGCTTGGTATTCAGCTGGGCGATTGGATCATATTGCAGGTCGGTTCCAACCACATGGATCTCATCGCCATCTATGAGCTGTACTGATTTACCAAACATATCGCCAGTGATTTGGAATTTCAATTTGGTACGTGCCATGTGCGTGCTCCTTTGATTGCTTATAATAGCACAGATTTAAGATTGTTCAAGCAGTAAATTGGCATGGACATAGACTAAAACAGCGTAAGAAATCGCATGGGCCTTCTTGAAACTATATGTATCTTCGTCAGTTTTGAGCCAAATCTCGTCGCGTATGCTGTCAAATCCATTGGATTCGCATTGGCTTTGCAAGTGCTTCTTGCCAGGACGGATTAGAGCCAATATCATGGCGATATGTTCTATGCTGGTTGGACGCAGTCTGGCACAGAGATCTCCATAGTTGCCCAAATGGAACAGCTTGCCAACGAAGCTTGGATCCGTGAACACTGCCCAATCCAACGGTCGTTCCATGAGATCTAATAGGTGTGCTTCATCGCGAACATGCTCGTACACACCCACGTTCAGCATGTCTATCTTGAAGAATCCGCGATCTTCTGCGGCATTGTAATCCAAGCTGCACAGCCCAGTTATTGGATCTTTTGGCACAGCATGGAAATAGACACCAGTGTTGTGTCTAGTGACCTTGCCTTCGCGCATGATGCTGGCAGGTGTATGCAGCAGTCCAGCAAGAGCTACCTCTCTGTGCGCAAAG